ACCACCTTTGCTAATGACAGGCGACAGGTAGCCCTGCTCCATCAGCATCGACACAGGGATGTCATAGGCTATGCCATCGAACAGATGGCCTGCACCTTTGTGGAGATAGCCACTGTCCAATCGATAGGGTGTGGCTGTCAGGCCCACCACTTTGATGTCAGGGTTGCACACTTTCAAATCAGCAATAAAGCGATTATATCGCGTCTCAGTATTTTTTGGCAGCATATGCGCCTCATCGATCAAGATCAGGTCTGGCGCAGGGATGATGTCATACGCCCTTTCCCAGACGCTCTGAATGCCAGCAAAGGTAATGGGGCGGTCTAAGACCTTCTGTTTCAGCCCCGCACTGTAAACGCCGAAATCAGCCTCTGGATACATTTTCAACAGGCCATTGGCCCCCTGCTCCAGCAACTCTTTTACATGCGTCACAATCATCACACGGGTGCCAGCAAATGACATGGCGTCCCTTACGATCTGCGCTATGATGGCTGTTTTGCCCGATCCAGTGGGTGCGACTATAAGTGGATTATCACCCGCTTTACTCGCCCAATAGTTGTACAAGCCATCGACGGCCTCTTTTTGATAATCTCGTAATTCAAAGGTCATGTGAAACTCTTTTTTCCGCTTGTAGCCGTGCAGCCACTGCCTCGTTCATTGTTAAAAACGTACCAAGATTAGTTTTTCTGCCATCAATATTCATCGACGCCCTCCACTTCCCTTTGTCTTTTAAAAAGCTAACGCCCTTGACGCCTGATGTGTTGGCCTTGCTGACGCCAGTGTTCGCAGACTGCTCACGCGCCGTGACCTCTCGCAAATTTACTATCCTGTTATCGCAGCCATCTCTGTTAATGTGATCCACAGAGTTAGGCCAAATAGGATAGTGGCCGTGATGCAGAAAAAAGGCCACGCGATGCGCCTGCATTTTTTTGTCATGGCCGCGATAAGAAATGCCACCGCATAAATAGTAGCACGTCGATCTCTCAGTCTTTACCCTGCGGCTCATAGCCAGCTTGCCACTGCGCTCTTTGTTATATTTAGCCGCAGCACCCGCAGCACTGACAAACGAACTGCCCTCGCCAGTGTCGTAAAAATCTTCCTCTGATCGATCCTTTGCGTAAATCAGTCCAGCCTCTGGATCATAGAGAAACAAACGCCGCATCAATTCCAAATCTTCCCACCAGTTTTTCATCACGAAAACCTCTCCCTCAATAACCTCTCCCTCAATTCTTCGCTGTTGTCTTGATTGCGGATGACGCCATGTGGGGTCTGATACTCCACGAAATCATCTCCAGCGTCTATGATCTCCCAATCGTCAGGAACCATGAAAGGATTAAACAGGTGGCCCCCTGCGCCCTCTTTACGGCTCCAAGTGCCGTCCCGCTCTGGAGTGCTGTGGGCGTCTGTTCTGGCATTAACTTCTGGCAGTTCACCGCCGTGACAAATCGGAATATAATTACAAAACCTACAAGCAAACTTTGACGGGTCATGGCTGATTTTAGACGGTGGCTTTTCGTCAAAGATGATATTGCTGGCTTTGCTAATTAGCATCTCACCCTCTGCCCGATCCCGCTTGATCCGCTCAGAATAAATCTCATCGTTATTTTTGTTCACGGCAAAGAAATAACAACGATCAATGTCAGCCAAGTGCATCCCGACTTGGCACTGCGCCCAGTAAACGGGCTTACTGATCCTGACGCCCTTCATTTTTGTCTGGGCAAAGCTCTTATCGTTCATCGTTTTAAATTCCAAAGTGTGCGGCTCTTTGCTCTCAGGAAAGCCAACGCCAATTCCATCTAAGCTCAATCCAAAGTGACCCCCGCAGGCCGTGTAATTTATCTGTCGGCCAGTGTCTGGATCGACCTCCCACACCTCAACGCCAATCGATCTCAAGTTTGACACGATCCGCTCCTCCTCGCGGTCACCCGTTTCAAACAGGCGCAGCATACGCCCCTCAAAGCTCTGTGAGCTTGCGTGTCGAAACTGATACCACAATGCCCGACTGCACGGGTTGCCTATCTGACTTCCCCCCAGATGCGGCCTGTGGCCGTTATCGCGGCTTGCCTCGTAGTGTTCGTAAATTTTCTGCACTGTGGGCGATGGATTGTATTTATCAAGGTTCATCTCGGCTCCTCTCTATTTGAGAAATGGGGCAGCAAAAGCCGCCCCATCGAAAAATAGATTACTTCTTCCACGGTGGCGCTGCCGCCACCGCTGGAGCCGCCGCAGGGGCCGCTGTAACAGCGCCGTTGGTTTTTGCACCTGAGTAGCCCTTGATCTCATTGCTGGCGCTGTACTGTCCATCTGCGGCCTTAACTGCCAGCTTCACCAGCAGAGGCTTGTCGTGCAGTTCGCTGCTGTCGCGGGGCGTCATAACGCCTGTGGCGTGGCAAATCGCAGACAGAGTGCGCTGTGCTATGTCCACTGCAATCTGGTTCGGATTGTTGAGGTTCAATCGATCTATCAATTTGCGGCCAGCGTACTGGCCCTCGACAATCTCCAGACCAAGCTGAAGATACGAGCCAGTCATAGCCTTAGTCGGCTTCTCCTCGCTCTCGACAATTACTGCCGAATAGTTTCCCGCTGGTAGCGGCTCATATGTTGCGGCTGGTTCAATAGCCGCTGCGTTAAATCCGTTAAGTTCCATGTGAGTTTTCCTTTTCTACTCTGCTACAAAATCTGCGAATGGGTTGCGGTCAAACGTGAAGGCCAGAGGCTCACTGATGTTAAACCGATTTTTCGTGACGCTCGACGCCTGTGGGTGGCAGATGATCTCTCGCTCCCCCGTCGAAATCGCACGTTTCTTGTCGCCGTCACCGCCACGAACAAATGTCTTCAGCCTGATCATGCCCACCATATCGACATTGTCAGTGTAATGAGGGATCGACTTCTTGTGCATCCGCACGGTGTATCGTGCGTAGCTTTCTTGATCTGGCAGGTCGAGCATCTCAGTATCGGCGTGGCCGATGAAGACTATGTTGAGTCCTTTTTCGTAGGCGAGTGATCCCGCCCATTCCCTGATCTGCCTGTGCTTCTCAGCCGCCGTGCTATAGCCAGCGCCGTAGCCACCGCCAGCTTGATTGATGCTTTTTGCCTTTGGATCAGCAGCCACAATCTCAGCCTCGACCATCGTCGCAAGCTGGGTGATCGAATCAATCACCAAGGTTTTGTGGTCGTGCTTCTGAGTTGCAAGCGCCTCAATCGCGTCCAGCACGTCCTGTGTAGATGTTGCCAATGGAAACAGGTTGACATTATCATTGCCTGCCAGACTGGCTGTGCCGTCCTCCGTCCGGATGAACACAGGGCTGGGAAACATAGCTGCAAGCGTAGTTTTTCCCATGCCGCCTTCGCCAAACAGAGTGCAGATGATAGGCCGCTGACCGCTTGGCTTGCTCAGTGTTTTTAGGTCAATTGCCATAATTGTTAACCTCTTCCATAATTAACTTATAATTTTCTTTGACGTACAGCTCATACCCCTTAAAAAATAATCCAGTCATCCAAATCTCTGATTCTTTGACAGACCTAAAGTGTTCAACACGATCCATGTTTACGATCACTGATCCGTGATCTTCTCCATCATGTTGGCCCATCAATGTTAATTCAATTAAACAAGCCATTACTCAATTCTCCATGCCCGAAAGCTGCCATCGTCCTGCTGCTGGCAACGCACCAGCATTCCCATCCGTTTTCCCGTGTTTCGGATGGATGTGGCTTGCGACTGCTCATCGACAACAACGCTGTCTCCAACGTCCATTTTACCCAGCAAGTCTTTCCACTTGCCCGATCTATCCCGCGAGGGTGCCGTCATTGGCACCCCCTTTTCGATCTTAAACATTACCAATCTCCCTTAAATACTTTGGCGAATACCTCATCCAAAATTTCATCTATGCTGCGGTTCATGCTGCAAACTCCAAGTCTGGGTGGTCGCGCCACCGATTTAATTTACGCTCTAACCTGATTTGGTTTGAGCTTTTGCTTTGTCCGTCCATCACAGTGACGGAGGCCAGAGAAACAATCAGCATCTCAAGCTCGACATCAGTCAGGCTCATCACACCACCTCAATCTTGACGCCGATCTTGCCAGCGCGGGTTTCAAAGGCAGGCGCGATCTTGGCCCACAACTTTGGCTCATTAGCCAACAAGTAGCGGCAACCAGCGGCATCTGCGCTGATTGTGTGTTTCACAGGGTGTAGGCTAGTTGGAATTTTACGGCTGATTTTGTCCCAAATAATAGGGTCAACTTTACGGGACACGGGCTGTGTCAGCGTAATTTTGTGGCCGTCCAATTTGTGGGAGATTGACCCCTCGTCTTTGACTTCTAGGGCCGCTGCGATCTGCTCTTCAATCGCGTGGCGCTTTGCTGTCAGCGCCTTTTCTTGAGCTTTGATATCCAACCAATCGGCGGCAAGAATATCGACATTGATATTGTCCATTTCGTTCTCCATTTTTTCATTCACACTTTTTCTACAAGACGATCTTTACTAAATGGTTTTGAGCATGTAAAGCTCTTTTTTGAAATAATGCAAAATTGGAGACCACAATGGACAATATGATACCTCTTGAGACAATAAGAGACGCCCTGCAAGATCGACGGCTGACCGTTGTCGCACAGAAATCTGGGCTGTCGCACCCCACAGTAAAGGCCGTGGCGACAGGCAATGAACGAATCAGTCTGAACACTTGGAGGAAATTGTCAGAATATCTCACCGTGTATAAATAAAAGGTCAAAAAAAATGACAATAAAAGTGGAAGAGTATTGCGAGAAGCTGGGCTGGTATTTGGTTACGATACCCGCTGGCACAAAAGGCCCAACCCGCTTTGGCTGGCAGAAGCCAGAGCAGGCATTGAGCGATCCAGAAGCGGCCAGAAAATATTACGAGCAGAACCCCACCCATAATGTGGGATTGCTGCACGGGGCGTCTGGAACGTGCGCCGTAGACATAGATCATGTCGAATACACCAAGCTGATCTTCGAAGAACTGGGGATCGATTTCTCAGAGTTAATGCAGTCGGCTCCCCAAATCATTGGGCGCGAAAATCGCGGCAAGCTGATCTTTAAGGCACCGCCCGATCTGATTACCCACAAAATATCTTGGCCCGTTGAGGGCGATCCCAGAAGGACAGAGGTGGTTTTTGAGCTACGCGCTGGGGCCGTGCAGGATGTCCTGCCGCCATCGATCCACCCAGACACGGGCCGTCCCTACGAGTGGGCAGGCAGGAGTATCTTCGATGGCCTGCCAGACCTACCGCCGCAGCTTCTCACAATCTGGCGCGAGTGGGATAAATTTCGGCCACAGATGCAAGCCATATGCCCGTGGCGGCGTGAGCCAGAATATCAGCCCCCCAGAAAGCCACGGCCAAAAAACAATGACGGCACCAGCGTCATCGACGCCTTTAATCAGGCCCATGATATGCACAGTTTATTAATCCAGTACGGCTATAAACAAACCGCCAAGGATCGATACCTGTCGCCCAACAGCACCTCCAAGCTGGCGGGGGTCAAAGTATTTGAGGATGGTCGCGCCTTCAGCCACCATGCCAGTGACCCGTTTGATTCGGCCCACAGCTTCGATTGCTTTGAGCTATGGACGCAGTACGAACATATGGGCAATGTCACCAAGGCGGTCAAAGACGCCGCTGCGTTCCTAAACGTCAGCAACAACCCAGATTACGAATATGATGAAGAGGCGATCAAGCATGGCGCAACGGTGGCGGCATCAATTATGTCCAAGCCTTCGGCCAAGGCCGAGCCTCTGGGCAATATCCCAGATCATCTGCTGTCGATACCGGGCGTATTGCAGGACGTGGTCAACTATTATTCGATCACCGCCATCAAGCCACAGCCGCAGTTTGCGGTGCAAGCGGCCATCGCCTTTGGCTCAACAGTAATGGGCAGGCGCTGGGTGACAAACCAGCGGAACTTCTCCAGCCTGTATCTTTTGAACATTGGTGAGACTGGATCGGGCAAAGAACACAGCAAGACCGTGCTGGAGCGGCTGCTTGAAGAGGCTGGACTGGAAGACCTGATCGGGCCAGCAGGCTACACCAGTGGGGCGGGGGTGATGTCCACCCTGACCAAGAAGCCAGTTCACGTATCTGTGATCGATGAGATGGGCCGTATGCTCAAGTCAGCAGCGGCAGTAGGGCATCAGCATAAAGCTGACGCTTTGACATCCATTATGGAATGCTTCGGGCGTACAGACGGGGTCATGCGGCAGGCTGGCTATGCAACCAACACAATGAAGGCCAGCGAGGCCGAAAAGCTGGAGAAGGTGGTCAGGCGTCCATCCCTGACGCTGGTCGGTATGTCCACGCCCAGCGAATTTATGAAGGCAATTGGCGGGGGCGATGTGGCGTCTGGTCTGCTGAACCGCTTCCTGATCGTGAAAACCGATATCGGCGTCCAGCTATCGCAGGAAATCACAACGTCCACAATTTCAGAGCGGCTGAAGTCTTGGGCCAGCGATCACGCTAACGCCGTTAACGGGACGCTAGACCCCGGCTCCACGCACGATGTGCCGCCCTCACCAATGGAGGTCAGCTTCACGCCAGAGGCCAAGGCGATCCTGAGACGCTATGAGGAGCGGCTGGTGGACGCCATCAAGAAAGAGGCCGGCACTGGGCTGGAGGCCATGTACAATCGATCCAGAGAGATTGCCATGCGACTGTCACTGATCATTGCGCGGTCAATGGGACAGGAAAGTATTGGTCTGGACGCAATGCAGTGGTCGATAGATTACGTCGAGCATTACGCCACCGAAACCATCAAGATGTTTAAGGCCAATATGGCTGATGGCCCCTTTGATGCAGCCTGTAAGGCAGTGTTCGCCAAGATCGAAACGGCGGGGCTGGGTGGCATAACGGAGAGCCAGATCACGCGCAGCGTGGGGGCATTCGCAAATATGGATAGGCGTAAGCGTGGAGACGTTCTGGACGCGCTGGCAAATGATAGGGGCATAGAGTGCCGCAATCTGAACGAGGGCAAGCGGGGCCGTCCGACTATGGCTTGGTTCTCTCCTAGCATCCAATGATTAACTGCATGATTTACTGCATCACTAAATATTGGGGTATTTGTCAATGATTTCAACAAGTTCTGATTTATTGTATTTACTGCATTTATTGCGACACCTTGGGGGGTATCTATACTCCTCACCCTCCACCCCCCTCATACATAGTTGGTGGGTAGGGGGTGGGGGGCAGTAATACACTATATATATAATAATAATAATAATAATAATATTATATATATAAATAAGGTACTTAGAGCGTTTCGATTTATTGCCTTTACGGCTCTGCAATAAATAAGCAGAAAATAAACTAAATAAATTAACGATGGCCCTTGATGTATCCGTAAATGTATCCTATATATAATTGTATAGAAACAGGGAGAGAACGAAATGACAACGATCACACTGAACCAAAACAAAATCAAAGTTAACGGACGCACAATCTATGACACATTGTGTGTAGAAAAAATTGAAAAAGTTTCTGGCGGTGTATGGGCTGGAGAAACAGACTGGGGCCATACGTTTCGTATTATCGGTGGGTCTGCTTCTGGTGGTGGCCGCAACGAATGGTTTTTAGAATTTCCACTTGGATACGGTGACCAAGCAGTTCGCGCCAACAGCGCAGTCGAATGCTTCAAGCTGATGGGTCGCGTTTAATCAACAGGGGGGCTACGGCCCCACCAACAATCTGGGAGAGAACGAAATGACAAAAACTTGGGTAGTGGTCAAAATGAAAAATACAAGCGCAGTGATGGCATGGCGTTGCTACGGTGACGTGGCGTGGGGTTCGGCTTTGTATGAAGTATTGGGTTATCACACGGGTAGCCACAAAGACGCAATTAAATCTTTTAAAAGGGAGGCAGCACAATGAGTGGCGCAACAGCAGCAGAGTTTAAAAAGTGGGAAGATCACGCCAAGAGCTTGGACGTAAACGCACTGCTCCACGTCATAGAAGACTGCCGCAATGCGCGGGAGGCAATGAAAGGCTGGAACCCAGTCAAAGAAAATTACTACGCCGATCAGGGCATGACCTATTCGGACGAACTCAGGAGGAGGATTAAATGAACAATGATGGCGCGGTGCGCGTCAAAAATAGACAGGCCGCATCCGTCACAAATAGGACGGCAAAAGTAACAGTTCCAGATGCACCGTGGGAGAGCGAACCAATGACCGAATACAAAGAACACCTCAAAATTTTAAATGACGCAGCATATGATGCGATCAGAAAATGCCCACACAAACACCCACACAAAGAATTGGCTGGTCTCATTCGCATTGCAAGAATTATCGATGATTTAATCGACAACATGGATACCATCAAATGAACCAATACGATCTCGACAAGTTGATAGAACTGCGTCAACAAATCAAAAGAATTAATCAAGCTGCAATGCGATCCATCTTCAATTCAGAAGCCACGCAAGTTCTAGAAGATTTAATACAGAAATGGGAGAATGAAATAAACTTTACAGATAGTAAAAAATCGCTATCTGTAAGCCACCATCTAAATATCAATCAAAGGAAGAAATAATGGAACTTCTAAAAATTCACGGATTAATAACCAACATTACCCAGCATTATTCAGCTTTTGCTGTAGACGCCGAAGGCCAAAACACCTTCATAACCAACAACCTCGCACGGTTCCTACAACTATCCGTGGGCGATCAGGTGCTAATGGATGTGGTGCCAAACCATCCAGACAAGGCCGAAACCATACCATACCGAGCAGTCGGCTGCGTTAAGATCAAGGAATGTGGCCCAACAGCACGTATCTCACAGGACGAGCCAGAAACAGATAATGGTGTGCTGGATCAGCTTCTGAACGAGTGGACAGAGCAAAAGCAATCGCCACAAGAAATTATGGAAACAATCAAATTTCTGCTCAAAGCCGCCGACACGTATCTCATAACTTCAGAGGTGATCGCAGCATACCGCGAAGAGCAGCCAGACCAAAAAGATGTCAGCGATAAAGATATCAATAATGCCTGCCACCGCCTGTTCAAGCAGTCAAAAATTGCAAGGGCTGAAGTCTGGGCAAAGCCAGATCAATCCAAGTGCAGCTATAACCTGTGGGCATTCGATGCGTCACGGTTCACGCTATGAGCCTAGAACGCATCGAAGAGTTGGGTCAAATTCTGTCAAAACTTGACCTGACAATCCAGCATATGCTGTCATGCAAAATAACGCCCGATGACTTTCCAGACCTCAATGACGCGCTAACCATGCTAGAGGAAGCCAGAAAAATGCTGCGGGAAACATATCAAAACGTCAGGACAGATTATGACCGAAATTGACATAAAAAAATCTTGGAAGCAATGCCAGACGAAATGAGCAACATGCAAGTTATGGCAGTAATCGCAACAATCATACACTCATATGATCTAGATCACATGTTTCCAGAAATTATGGTCGGCGCTGGGGAGGCGCTGTTTGATATCCACAGAAATCCAGAAAAAAGGGAAATGCAGTGACCAGACAGGCAATCAAACGAGAGCAGTTCAAAGTGAACCACCTGACATTTGAACTGACAGACACGACATACGCAGTAATTGCGGGAGAGGCCGTACACGCAAAGGATCGACGCCCACTGTTCACGGGCGTCATAACCAAGGGAACCGCAACAGAGCTACGCAGGCTGGCTCACCAGTTTGATGAACGGGAGGATAAATTATGACCAATAAAAACATTCGAGGCAGTAAGCAAATGTCTCTGGAAGAGCTTAAAGAATTATACAGAGATTTATGCGACCCATCTCTCATAATGGCAGAGGCGCTGTTGTCCAGAATACACAAGCCATACGAGGCCGCAGAATATCTGACAAAATTTGTGGAATACAAAGCAAAGATTATGCTTGAAGAATTATTAGAGGAAGCAGTCGAAAATCAGGAGGATAAATTATGATCGTTAAATCTTGGCAGTTTAGGGGCTACGAGTGGAGCCAAGATATGCCGAAATGGCTGGAGCCAGAATGCTCTAAGCGTGCGGGAAGCGCACACCTGTGGATACACACGCAGGAGGGTGAGACGGGCGCAGCGTCAGGACAGTGGGTCGCCGTCAATCTGAGAGGACATGTCAGCATACACAACACAAAGCCCGACGGCTGGGGCAAAGAAATTATCGCAGGCGCTGCCTTCGCAACCCTTGTCGCAGTTGTCGCAATCGCAATGATGGTGATATAAATGGAAGACTTTAACGTAAAAATAACCGTAAGAAATAATAGATTGCTACAGGCAATTCGTAAGAAATATGAATCCGTGGCAGACCTGTCGCGCAAAATGGGCCGCAGTCAGGGGGCAGTTAATGCCCTCGTAACTATGAAAGTTAAACCTATAAACGAAAAAGGCTGGACAAACCTTGCGTTTGATGTCGCCGCAATGGTCGGAAAGGAGCCAGTAGAAATATGGCCCGAAAACCTGCAAGATATCAGGCTATCAACATCAACGTCCGAATTTACTATCGATATGGATGGCGTGAAACAAATAATGTCAGACAACTCAACAGAGAAAATGATAGCCCACTCGCAAGTGTTGCAGCAACTTGATACTCGACTAACCGACAAGCAGAAAAAAGTAATAGATATGCGCTTCAAACAAAATATGAGCCTAGAAGAAACTGGAAAAGTTTTAGGCTTGAGCCGTGGGCGCGTAATGCAGATCGAATGCCAGTCGTTAAGAATGATGAAATATGATGCCAAGGTTAATGGATACCTAACGTCAGTCACAAATCATGGTAGAGTTGTTGGACATAAAAAAACCGACAAAGGGTGCGAACTGTTTGATTGAGTAAGCCCCGCCTCGGCGGGGATTTTTTATCATAAGAACGACAACCCTTTTTTTTAATTTAATTTTGTATTATATGAAAATAACAGGAGGGCCGTATCATGGCGAAAAAAACAACCAAGAAACAACCAGCCAAAAAATCAGTCGGTAGGCCGAAGTTTAAAATTACAGAAGAAGTTCTTGCAAGCACAGAAACGCTGATGGCAAAGGGACTGACAAAAGAACAGTGCGCTGGAATGCTTGGAATTTCAGTCTCCACCTTCATGCTTCATCAGGCAGAAAATTCGGAATTTTCAGACGCCATAAAAAGGGGCGAGGCAATGGGGATCGACGCCGTGACTAACGCCCTGTTTGAAAATGCTACCGTCGAGCGCGACAACACAGCCATCATTTTCTTTCTAAAAAACCGTGCAGGCTGGAAAGATGTCAAAGACATGAACGTGAAAGACGAAAAAATAATTACACTAGACCTCACAAGGATCGGGATCAATGAACTCAGCGCACTTGAAGCAGCTTTTGAGCAGCCTCACATTGGAGCAAGTCCGAGCCGAAAAGTACCGCAGATCATTGAGGGAGTTTACGAAAGCCGCATGGCCGACGATTGAACCGGGCGTCGATTTCAAAAACAACTGGCACATCGATGCCATCAGTGATCATCTCCAAGCCGTGGCCGAAGGCGACATCAAGCGCCTAATCATCAACGTGCCGCCACGACACATGAAATCAATCAGCGTGGCCGTGGCGCTGCCTGCGTGGACTTGGGCCACACAACCCCACAAGAAGTTCCTCTATGCGTCCTACGCCTCCTCCCTGTCGATCAGGGATAGCGTGAAGTGCCGCAGGCTGATCGATAGCCCGTGGTACAAGGCGCACTTCGGTGACAAATTTAAGCTGACCGACGATCAAAACCAGAAGCAGCGGTTTGAAAATGATCAGACAGGCTATAGGATCGCCACCAGTGTCGGTGGTGCGCTAACTGGTGATGGTGGTGACATCATCTGCATCGATGACCCACACAACAGTGTGGAGGCCGACAGCAGCAAAGTAAGGGAGGGTGTGCTGGAGTGGTGGGATCAGGCCATGCAGACGCGCCTCAACGATCCGCAGACGGGCGCGTTTGTCATCATCATGCAAAGATTGCACGAACAAGACCTCACGGGACACATACTCGCCAATGAGCTAGGCAATGAGTGGGATCACCTATGCCTGCCTGCCAGATATGAGATCGGCCACCCAACGCCCAACAGATCAAGCCTTGGCTTCACAGACCCACGAACAGCCGAGGGTGAGCTACTGTGGCCCGACAGGATGGATGAGAAGACCCTGACCACCCTAGAGCGCAGCCTTGGCTCCTACGCAGCCGCAGGGCAGCTACAGCAGCGGCCAAGCCCCAAGGGCGGTGGCATACTCAAGTCAAGCTGGTGGGTGCCGTGGGAAAAAGAAAATTTACCTGACAATATCGAATATGTAATCCAGTCTTGGGATACAGCCTTTGAAACAAAGGAAAGCTCTAGCTTCAGCGCCCGTACCACTTGGGGCGTATTTAAGCATCAAGGATATGACTGCGCCATTGTGCTGGAGGCGTGGTACGACAAGGTGAGCTATCCAGAGCTACGCAAGCTGGCACAGGAAGCATACGATGATTGGGAGCCAGACGCAGTCTTGATTGAAAAAAAGGCGTCAGGGCAAAGCCTTCTGCAAGACCTCAGAATGGCAGGGGTGCCAGTGCTGGCGTACAGTCCAGACCGCGATAAAGAAGCTCGCGCACACGCCGCATCTGCCCTTCTGGAAGACGGCAGAATATTCTATCCCAAGCGCAAATGGGCCGAAGATTTGATCTCAATATGTGCCGCCTTCCCTGCTCACCCAAATGATGATATCGTTGACACTTGCACCCAAGCATGGCTAAGACTGCGTAAGGGCTGGTTCCTTGGTCACACTGAAGACCTGACTGAAGATGACGAACCAGAACCACAAAGGATAACTCTCTATGGCTGATCCAAATGTAATCCCGTTTGCCGAGGGCGCACCCGCAGATGACCTGATGATTGAAGAGCTACCTGACGGTGACGTGCTGATCGGTGATCCAGAGCTTGACGATATCGATGAGAGCGACAGCGGATTTGACGCCAACCTCGCAGAAGAGATCGACGCACGGGAATTATCGGCCAAGGGTGCGGAGCTTGTGTCGTATTACGAAAACGATGAAGCCGCCAGAGACGAGTGGAAGACCCGCTACAAGGCTGGCCTCAAAACTCTAGACCCAGACGGGGGCTTAGATGAAAGCGAAGACGAGAGAGCCACCCGTGGCCTGTCCATCGTTGTTCACCCCCTGATCGCAGAAGCGGCAACCCAGTTTAATGCCAAGGCCATTGCAGAGCTTTATCCGTCAGGTGGCCCGATCAAGTCGGTCATCATTGGTCAGCCCGATGAAGAAATCGAAGAGCAGGGCCGCAGGGTCAGAGAATTTATGAACTACCAGATCACAGAGGAAATGCCCGAATACTTTCCCGATCTGGATCAAATGCTGTTTCACCTACCGCTGGTCGGCCAGACGTTTAAAAAGGTTTGGTGGGACGTAAACCTCGACAGGCAGTGCAGCCAGTTCGTCAAGGCCGAAGATTTCTGCGTGGCTCCAGATAGCAAAGACCTCTACACATCCCCACGCTACACACACATCATCAGAATGCCGAAAAACGAATATAATCGCTACGTGGCAAACGGATACTACCTCCAGACAACCGATGACGGCAGCGGAGATATCGATCCAGCCGACAGCGTAATTGGCGAAATCGAGGGCGTCGATGAATACGACAACAACGATGACGTAATCACACTGCTGGAAATGCACCTCTATGATTTGTTTGACGGCATTGATGGCGAGGAAATGGATGAGGACGATCAGGACGATAACGCTGTCGCACTGCCGTACTGCATCACAATCGATTACGACAATCAAAAGATCGTGTCGGTCAGGCGCAACTGGCGCGAAGACGATGAGCTAAAAAAACGCCGCGACTGGTTTGTGTCGTACAAGTTCCTGCCCGGTTTGGGTTTTTATGGCTTCGGCCTGTACCACATGATTGGTGGGCTGGGGAAGGCGGCGACAGGATCGCTTCGCGCCCTGCTCGACAGTGCCGCATTCGCAAATATGCAGGGCGGGTTCAAGCTGCGTGGCCGTGTGACTGGCGGCGATCTGCAAGTATCCCCCGGTGAATTTGTTGATCTCGACAGTACCGTCGATGACGTGACGAAGGCCATCATGCCGCTGCCGTTTAAGGAGCCGTCAGGTTCGCTGTTTAATCTGCTGGGCTTTATGGTCGATGCGGGACAACGCTTTGCGTCCACAGCCGATCTAAACGTGGGTGACGTAAATCCCAACGCGCCAGTGGGCAGCACCGTGGCCCTGATTGAGCAGGGATCAAAGGCGTTCAGCGCAATTCACAAGCGCCTGCACTACGCGCAGGGCCAAGAATTTAAAATGCTGGCGG